TAAATGTACTTTCTTTTTCTATAGGTTCAATAGCAGGACCTGAAAAATTATGGTATTTCCAATTTTGAGACTCATCTGTTCTAAAGAAATGATGAAGTGCTCCTCCTATCTTCATGGTTTTGGTTTCGAAGTATTTTTCTTTTTTAGACATATATTTTAATTAAAATTTTCTATAAAATCAGGGAAATCTTGGTTTTGAAGGATATGTTCTGCTACGTAAACACCTTGAGAACCTGCTACTGTTATACCACGAGCTGATAAAGCATCTCCAATAAAGTGTACATTTGGGTAATCTATTAGAGATAAACTAGAGTAATCTACTTTTACTTCAGGTGATAAATATTTTACCTCAGGAATATAAATACCCCAATCATCTTCTAATGTTGGAAATACTTTTTTCATATCTTGGATAAAATCCCAAACATATTTAAAGTAACCTTCCATTGCAGGTTCAACAACGTGTGTTAAAGTATCTAAACTAATTTGAGTTGCACTTACACCATTGCCTTCTGATGTAGTTGAAGGAGTACGAGACGGGCTGTAATATAAACCTGTATTGTTTGATTGTAATTTATTTACTACCTCACGTGACCAAGTAAATGGATCTTCAATGCCTTTAATTTCCATTAAAATACCAAAGTTGGTCATGTTATTTCTATATGCTTCGTCTTTTTTAGCATGTCCATTATATGAATGATCTCCATATGTTTCCTCTACAGCAACGAATGCTGCATTATTATTTGTACAAAATGAACGTAACGAAACACCTTCATCATCAAATTTTCTATATAACTTAAAGTCATATGAAACATCGATTAATTTTTGAAAGTGTTCTTGTGGTGCTTCGTATCTACAGCCTATTTGTACTGATTTGGGTTCATCTGGGAGTTTGTAATCTTGAGCTAATTGTTGGGCGAAATCAATACCACTCTTCCCTACTGCAAATATAATTTTATCTCCAAACTTAGTATTGTAATATTTTACTTGATGGTCATAATATGAATAAGTTAATTCGTTCCTTTGAAAATCAATATTTTCTACTTTAGTTTCCCACATAAATTTAACACCTTTAGATACTAAATAATCGTACCATCTTTTTCCTATTTCGTGTAAGTAATCTGTACCAATATGATATACTGGGAATAATCTAAGACCAAAGTGTGGTTTAATAAAATCAGGTTCTTCTTGGGGGTTTGAGTACATAATCTTAGAAGGATCTGGATGGAAACGTTTCCACATTTCAATAGCTTGATCCATTAATTCCATTGCTTTTTCTTCACCGCAATATTTTGATAATTGACCCCCAATTGATGTATGGTATGTTAACTTTCCATCTGAAAATCCTCCACTACCTAACCAGCCTGACATTACTTCTTCAGGCTTACGTTTATAAGGATCTTTTCCCATATCAATTACTGTGATAAGTTCTCCAGGATAACCATTGTCTACTAATTTTGTTACTGCATGAGCCCCTGCTACTCCCCCACCTATTATTATGATTTTATCTTTTCTCATATTTCTTTATTTATTGAATAATAATTATTATCTACTTTATATATTTTATTTTGTGAATGTTTTTTTATAAGGCTAGATATACCTGATATATTTCTATTAGGTAAATTTCTAGAGATCCATTCCTTTAGTTGGAATAAAGATTTAAATTCGTTTATTAATTTAAAATTAATATCGAATTGATATACTGTTTTAAATTTAGGGACTAAAGGTGTATTATCTCCTTCATATCTCCAAATATACCCCCAACAACTTTTTATTTTTCCAAAACAACAATCTTTTATTTGAGAATTAACATTTTGTTTTCTTGCTCTTTTATTATTTTCTTTAACCCATTCAACAGCTTCTCCTTTATTTTCCCATTCTTTTACAAGTTCTCCTTGAAAATTATACATTAAAACTTTTTTAGATCTTTTTCTGTGGCTTTTTGTTAAATTTTTAGTATGTTCTTCTGTAAAAGAACCTCCATGACTTCCTTTCAAATTTTCCCTCATTCTCTGCCTTACTTCTTCAGTATAATATTTTGAATGATTTCTTTCTTTTAAAGTTTTGCTAATTTTATCTCCTGTTCCTTCCTTACGTGGTTTTCTCATTTTATCTTTTTGTTCTTCAGTATAGCTTGATGGACCACCTCCACCATTATTTTTATTTTCTAATTTAAAACCCCAACTTTTAAATAACCAAATATAAAATTCTTCCCAGTATCTCCAATCCTCAACTTCATCAATAATAGTTAATATTATATCAGTACCATATGTAATATAATGTTTATGTTTTCTTCTAACTGTGTCTTTAGCCTTTCCAACATAAAACGGAACTCCATCTTGTTCTAATATATAAATTTTAGTCATAAAGTCTCATCACTCTTGAATATACAACATATTATCTAGATTTCCAAATAAAAGTGGCTCCAATCTTTCGATCGGAGCCACAGCTTCCATATTTTTATCTCTTGTTAGAGCAACCGGCTATGAAATCGGTTTAAATGTTTTATTTTTATATTATGATAAAAGATTAGAGATATATGTTTTAATTTCCCCTCCCTTAACTGCACTTAAAGCACTTTCTAAAGTGGCTAAAGATATATTTTTAGCTTGAAGTGCTTTCACAGCTGTAACTCCTGAGGCTATAAACAAAACAGCCACAATAACATGAAATATACCATTTGCTACTTTATGAGCTTTTTCTGGGTCTTTAACAAACTTTTTAACAATCGCTTCAATAGGAATTACATACAAATGATGTAATTGATCAGCAATATTACCCAATTTACTCATCCATTTCTGATAATCAGAATCATTTGAAGGTTTTTTACCTAACATTTTGTTAACTAAAGTACCTGCGGATTTCCCAAGTCTAGATATTAGACCCATAACTGCTGGTAATGCAAGGGCGATACTAGCTGCTGTTAAGATACCTTCATTTGCAGTTTTAGATACTTTTTCAAGTTCTTTTTCCATTCCTTTTAAAACACCATCCATCTCACTTTTAAGACCATCAATCACATCTTGTTCTTGATCATCTAATTCAACATTAGTTTCTTCTAGGTCTTGCTTATATTCAGATTCGTTAATAATACCTGCTAGCTTTTGCATACGTAGGAATTGTTCGCTTAGCATTTGTTTTTTCATTGATGAATTTTTATTTTTAGTGGTGTCGTTCCTTTATAAATACGGTGAAATGTTTGTTTTGGTATAAATATACAATCCCCTTCGTTAAGTTCCAAAGGTAATTTATTATCTTCTTGATATTTCCATCCTTTACCCTCTAAAATGGTAACGTGGCGGCTATTCTCATCCACATGCCATTTTAATTCAATGGGATCTATGTTATCACCAAACTCCCTGATAATTGTATTTTCCGTTGTTAAAACGTCAGTATATGGTTTCATTATATTGAATCTTTAATTGGACCACCAACTACCCAAGCATCGCAAGTTCGAGCAGCGGCACATTTAAATTTTAAAAATCTACAATATCCTAATTGTCCTGCTTTAATTACGTCAAATGGATCTTCTGATCCTTCATCGTTTCCTATTCCTTTAGCTATGCAATTTAGTGTTTTTTCTGTAACATCAAATGCCGCACAATTACCACAACGTGATGTTTTGGCTTCTTTTATGGAATCAAGTTTCCACATATCTGCTTTAGCTTGCCAAAACTTTTCATTAGGTTCATTAGGATTTAAGGGACCATATCCATATTCATTAATTGCCTTCTGTCTATTTTGAAGGTTTAACTCAATATTTTGGGTTGGAGACGGACATTTATTTATCTCTGCTTCGTTTAATATATCTGTTAATTTAATCATATCATTTCAATTTTACTCATTACTTCTGGGTTAATGTATTTTGGAAGGAATTGCTTGTATACTCTACTACGCTTTTCGTTTGTTCCTTTAATTATAATTTTGTCTATATCTTCACTATATTGATAATAGAAATCATTAATTATATCAGCCATTGTTTGAAGAATATTTCGAGCATCTCCTTCACCTGTCATTTGACGTGTATCTACTTTATTAAAATCTCCTGTATCCACTCCGAATGCTACTTCAAATTCTCTTTCTTTTTCTTTTGAACTAAATATAACTTTATAGGTATTCTCTTTAGTTTGAAAAGTATATTCAACGTCTATTAGACTGTTATCCTCCTCATGATACATTACATCATATTCAGAAAAAGGATAAACTATCTCTTTTAGTATGTCTCTTAGTTTGATCATTTTGTTTTACCCCATTTTTTAAAATAACCTTCATACCGATATTCCCCAAATAGTTCTCCATCATATGATGATGGAATATATTTATACTCTAATTTTTCCATATATTTAATATTATCTTTATTTATATCTTTTAATTTTAATCTTTTATATTGGATGTCATTTGGGAGTTTAGGAACATCTTTTAAATCAACATATAAAGTATTTTGAATATATAAATTTTTAGGAAATTTTTCCAAATTAGTATTTGTAAGGTCTAAACTTCCTATTATTCTTAATCCATCAGGTAATGATGTCATTTTTTTTCCTGATAGATTTACAAGTGTTTTTTTAATTTCTGAATTGGGTTCTATTAAATTTTTACTTAATTGTACTTCAGGGGATGATATTTTGATATTAGAAGGGATTTTATATGTTACTCCATCAGTTGATATCCCTTCGAATTTTAATAGAGAAACATCATATATTACCGCGTTTTTGTTAGTTCCTGTTGGTTTTGAAGCTCCATATCCTGATGGAGCTTTTTTAAGGGGGTAGAGAATACCTTTAAAATAATCACTGAGAGATTTATTTTCTTCATTTAATTTGTCTTCTAATTCTCCTGCTGAGGTGTCTTTTGCATTAAGATTTAAATTTTGGGTAATAGATTGAGGGATTTTTTTTAATTGACCTTCTAAAGGTGATAGTTGGATATTTGGATCAAATATTAAAAAATCAGACAAAGAACTTAAAGGAATACTATATTTTAATGAAGCTCCTCCGTAAACATCCATATTGCTTGATATTTCTTTAGGATTATCATAAACAAAATATACTCCTTTTCCTATTAGCCCAGAACTAGGAATTAAATTAAAGTTAGAAGCTATTATTTTTTTAGCAGTAGGAATAGTTGTTCTATGATATAGAAACAAAACATCTCCTTGAATTTCTTCACTTAATATTTTTTGTATCTCTTCTTTAATTAGTTTTTTTAAATCTTGTGTTTTCATTTTATAATAAATATCATTTTGTTTTACCCCATTTTTTACCTTTACCAGGTGTTTTACATTGTGCTGCTGTTGGTCTACAGGCAGGATATTTAGAGCGTTTCTCTCCTTCTTTTCTTCCGCAGGATTTATAACCTCCGTTTCCGTCTGGTGCATTACAGTCTACCCATCCTTTTTCTTTTCCTTTTGCTCCTTGACGGTTAAACCACTTATGTAATGATTCAGCTTCTTCTAAATTTTCAACTTGAACTAGGTTTGTTTTAATTTTTTCATTTCCTAGAGCCCAGTTGGCTACAAGTCTATGATGTCCGTCATAAATTACTTTTTCACCGTCTGGAAATTCAACAATATTTATAATAGGTAATTCTTTTGTATTTGTAATTACCTGTTTTACTTTATTGCTTTGGATATTAGGTTGTGTAATGTGAATGTCTTCTATGTTCACATATTGTTCTTGACCTTTATCTCTATTTTTTTCAAATAATTCGATTACTTCACTCCAACTATGTTGACTTTTATTAAAGATGCCTTCTATATTTTTTGCATCATCAAATAGTTTACCCTTAGGTAACTCATCAATTTTTTGTTCTGCTGAAGAGGTTGTATCTTCTTTTAAATCTTTCCAAATATCTCCTTTACGACATCTTACAACGGCTCCTGATTTGTATGCAGATGGCTTATCGTATTTGCGATCAGCAATACGTAAACATCTGTCGCGTTTTTCTTTTTCTTCTTGGAGAAGTTGATTGAATATGTCTATAAGCTTAATCACTTATTTTATGTTTATATATAAATATTGCCCTTTACTCCGGGAACCATTTTTTCAATTTCTTCTTCGGAATATTTTTTACTTATTGGGGTATTTGCTAAATTAAGATAGCCACCAACCGTTAAACCATTTGGCAATGAGGTAATTGGGGTATTGTATAAATCAAGATGGCCACCAACCGTTAGATCATTTGGCAATGAGGTAATTTTAGTACCATATAAATCAAGATAGCCATCAACCTTTAGACCATTTGGCAATGAGGTAATTGGGGTATTGTATAAATCAAGATGGCCACCAACCGTTAGACCATTTGGTAATGATGTAATTGGAGTATTTACTAAATTAAGATCACCTCCAACCTTTAGACCATTTGGCAATGAGGTAATTTTAGTACCATATAAATCAAGATAGCCATCAACCTTTAGACCATTTGGTAATGATGTAATTGGGGTATTGTATAAATTAAGATAGCCACCAACCGTTAGACCATTTGGTAATGAGGTAATTGGGGTATTTGCTAAATAAAGATTACCACCAACCTTTAGACCATTTGGTAATGAGGTAATTGGAGTATTTCGCAAATCAAGATTACCTTTGCCTCCATCCTTTATGTATTGTTCAATTTTTTTATTGGTTGCAATGAGAAAGTTAGCTTGGCGTTCTTCCGGGGAGCGTCTAGGTTTAAGGATATCAAGCTTTTCTTCGCGTAAAAGGTCTAAAAGTTTTATCATGAAATTCCTATTATATCGGTATAAGTATCAATATCTTTTTTATTCATTTGTTTGTCTAACCCATCATATCCATCTATTTTTCCATTATCAAGAACTGCTAATGCTACTACTTGTAATTCTTTATATTTTTTTGGAAATGCTGTTTTTAATTCTTCCAATAATTTTGGAGATTTTATCTTTATATAGTAAAAAGTAACGTTATGGGTGTAGTAATAATCATTAAAATGGTCAGGTGCTTTATATGTTGTACACCATGATGAATCTTTTCCTCCTCCTTCACAGTCTCTGAATGAGAAAACACTTAAACCTAATTTACGAGAGGCTTCATGGGTGTGAGGAGACATTATTACTAAGTCATTATTATCTACTACTACATCGTAATCTTTTTCTAAGTCTTTAATCGATTTACCTTCACCTGATTGGTTTAGTTTGGTTATTTCTTGTTTTAAATCATCAAAAGATTTGAATGCGTTTATATCTTTAGTTTTCATTTTTCCTTTGTTAAGGAAAGTATTAAACTCTTCAATCGTATTTCTTAATTCGTCAATATCAGATACACTTTTATTTACCCATTGTTTAGCCATCCACCCAACATATTTTTTAGTAGGAGTAGGATCAGCTTGAACTAAGGTATTTAGAAAATCATTAGTAATTTGATTTGAATCAACATACTGTTTAGCTAACTTTACGTTTTCTAAAATGTATTTTTTGTTTTCTAATAAAAGTTTGGGGTGTGATAAATTCATTTGTTTTTATTTTATATAAATATTACCTTTTACTCCGGGAACCATTTTTTCAATTTCTTCCTTAGAATATTTTTTACTTATTGGAGTATCTAATAAATGAAGATTACCACCAACTGTTAAATCATTTGGTAATGTAGTAATTTTGGTACGATTTAAATAAAGGTAACCTCCAACTGTTAGACCATTCGGTAATGATGTAATTTTGGTACCATATAAATCAAGATCACCTCCAACTGTTAAATCATTTGGTAATGTAGTAATTTTGGTATCATATAAATCAAGATCACCTCCAACTGTTAAATCATTTGGTAATGTAGTAATTTTGGTACGATTTAAATTAAGATAGCCATCAACCTTTAGACCATTTGGTAATGATGTAATTTTGGTACCATATAAATCAAGATTACCTCCAACTGTTAAATCATTTGGTAATGATGTAATTGGAGTATTTCGCAAATCAAGATTACCTTTGCCTCCATCCTTTATATATTGTTCAATTTTTTTATTGGTTGCAATGAGAAAGTTAGCTTGGCGTTCTTCAGGGGAACGTCTAGGTTTAAGGATATCAAGCTTTTCTTCGCATAAAAGGTCTAAAAGTTTTATCATTTATTATAAATATTGTGCTCTATATTGTTTATTCTTAATTGTTTGAGATTTTCCAACAAGTTGACATCTTACTGTTTCTGGGTGTATTTGTATATCAATAGCTAGGTCATGATAATTAGAATAAGTTTTAATATATTCTCCAGATATTTTATATAAAGCTACTTGATTTCCTTTTCCTTTATTAGGACTAACTCTACCTTTATGGGCTTCAGTAACTCCAGGTTTAGGACCATCAGGTTTACCTTTCTTATGATTGGGTTTACCTTTTTTGTTTTTGGATATTTTATCACATATCTCTTTAGAAAATTTACGACCTGTTAATTTTTCGCTAATAGTGAGTTTTGTTTCTTCTTTATGTAAAGTATTTCCTCTAGCATCATTAGTCATATTATAAAATTGAGGATTAGAGGCAGCATTAAAACATTCTAACCAATAAGTTTCTACATTTCTAGCGTCTCCTTCACCTTCCCATAATATTTCTCTAGTAAAATTTACAATACCATACTTTTTAATAGCATTTTTTATTCTTTTCCCACTACCATAATAGTGAGGATCTACAGTTTGTTTTCTAGAAGATCCTATATATTTTTTATTATTTATAATGTTAGTTATAATATAAACGTAAGCCATATTTTATTATAAATTTTGGGGTGTCAATTCTATTACCAATATCCACTAAAATTATTTTTCATTCCTAAAGACTTAGCATAGCGACCTAAGTTACAAGACCAATAACCAGCTTTTGTGCGATCTTTTTTATTTTTACAGTTATGTCTAGCGGCAAACGCTTTACGTGCTTTGGGGTTATTTATTTTGGCAGACAATCCAGTTGTATCTCCAAATGATACTTTTTTAACTTTCTTTGTTTTAGGATCTTTTACATATACAAAGAATTTTTTAGAACCGCCACGTTTAGGTTTACCTAATTGTACTTCTTTACCTTTAAATTCTGCTTCATTTAAATTTTCTGTAGGTAAATATAATGAAGCATTTTTTAAAAAATTATCCATTTCTTTTTTAGGAATATATGGGATGGAGATTTCATCAGCTCCAAACCCCTTAATTTTAAAAAAACTTTCACCATCATCATCAAATTGATATTGAACTGATATCCTATCTCCTGTTTTGAATTGTCTACCTTTAATAGAAGTTTCTTTATCTAAAGTTAATGTTTTTGGGTTATTTAATAATTGATCTGTTGTTATTTTCTGGTTTTCATCTAGATCTTCCATAGGTAAATCTAATGGGACTAATTCACCATTAAATAAACCACGTTCTCCTAAATGTGTTTCTAAAATAATTTGTTTATCAGATTCACTTAAATTTATGGCATCACGTGAATATAAGTATCTAGCTTCAGCCCATAAATCTAAAAATGCTTTTGAACCATAGCGAAATGTATTTTCAATTAATGGTTTTTTGTTGTCAATATGATACTTCATATTTTCAGTCATAATTACTTTAGCACCTAAATTTTCGTTTAACATAGGAGCGTTAGTAGCGCATTTTCCATGACAACCACATCCACAATCTTTTTTTGGGTAAGATGATAATACATCTTTTATTATTTTAGTAAGTTTATCCATAATTATAAATATTAAGACATTATATCGTTATAAGATAATTCAATTTTATTTCCAGTTACTCCTTCATCAGAATAAACTTTATCTTTAGGTTGGACTGTAGCTCTTAAACCACCGGTTGCTTGTCTAGTAGAATCATGCCTAATATTTAAAACGGGTTCAAGATTGTATTTATAAACATCTTTCAAATTACTTATTATTTTAGAAACAGTAATATATAATGTATCTCCATCTAATTTAAAATCATTAGGGGTAAAACTTCTATAAATTACTGTAGCTTTATCTGAACCAAATATAGTAGATTCAGCTGATGAAGAAGGTAAATCTGTAACAATGACACCAGTGATTTTAGATTTTGTTTTTTCATTATACATTGTATTGATGCCTTCTTTTTTATTACCTAATTTATCAATAAAAGGCATAAATACCAATTCCGGAGAAAAATCACCCGCTTCAATTTTTTTAGATAAAGTTGTTACTATATCTTTGTAACGTGTATCTGCACTTTCCCAAAAAGATGCATTGTCTTTTTTAATTGATATAGGATAATTTTTATCAGCGTTAATAATAATATCTGCTTTTTTACCTCCCGATACATCATAGCCTACCGCTACTGCTTCTTTAACATTATTAATTTTTAATGTTTTGTTTGAAGATTTAAATATTATATTTTTAGCACCTTCGTCAATATAATTATTAATTTCATTAACTAAAATATCTTCATTTTCAGTACCTGCTGATGATCTACCTTGTAAATTTGAAGGTTTTAATAAAAATGAAACACCATTATAATCAATAGCTCCTATAGATGAACCCTTAGCATTAGGATTATATTTAAAGCCAGGTATTTTTATAATTTTTTCTACATAATTATAACGTTCAGATCTAGGTACCAATATTTTATAACGTACTGATGATTCTCTAGTAAAATCAGAATCTGTTAGGTTTAGTTTATTTTTAAGAATTTCTATTGCTTTTTTTGCATCTGATTCGGATGCTTCAGAAATTAAAGAAATATTTTCATTAAGTAATTGTTCTAATATTGATTCGAGCAGTAAAACATCCTGCTCATTTTTCATGTCAGGATATCCTTTTGGAAATTTATATGAATATTTCTTAAAAAATTTATCAAATACGTCCATAGTTTATTCGGGGGCTTCTTCTTTAGGTATTTCTTCTTCTTTAGATTCTTCTTCTTCTCCTTCAGCTACTGGTTTATTTTTAGCACCAAACCTTAATATTCCAGCAATTGCTTGACATGCTGATTCTTCTTCGTTTAGATTTAAAAGATAGTATTTTTTGCCTTCAACTTGAGCTATCCAACTACGTTTTCCATAAATTAAATAAAAATTTTGTCCATTTAGTAAATTTATTCTAAATGTAGTAGGGCGAGGAGCAACCCAATCAATTCCATCTAAAAAACGAGCATAGTCTTGGGTAAGTAGATCAACGATTATTTTTTTTAATTCAGGGAATTTTTCTAATTCCTCATATTCTACATTTGGTATTTCTGTAGATGGTGAGGTCTTCAGAATAGGTTGAGCTATGCTTCTAATTAAATTTCGAAGATCAGTTTTAGTCATTTCCTTTAATTTTTTTAGCTAATTTTTCAGCTAATGTTTTAGCAAAATTAGATGATTTTTTTCCTTCTTGTAAATCTTCATATTTTACCCAAAAGTGGTTAGGTTTACCAAGCATTGAAGTTCCAGTGGGTCTAATATAAATTCTATCTGTTTCTACTCTTGTTACTTCATGATCTTTACCTTTATAAGTAACAATATCTCCAATATTATATTCACCATGTATTTCATTTGGGTTATAAAGGAGTTCTTTCATTTCTAATTGTCTTCCATCTAAACCACGTTCTTGAGCATCTTCACCAGCTAAATATCCTTCAACTGAGTTTAAGTAGTCTTCTGCTTTAGTTAATTTAGCTTGTACCCAAGCGTCTAATTGTTCGTCATCTCCAATCATGTTCATTAATTTAGAAACATTAGATTGAATAGATCTTAATTGCGATTTAGCCATATCTGATTCATCATCAGCTTGCATCCAATCATCTTCATTTAATGATTCCATAAATATTCCTTCAAATCTTGCATCAATTCCTCTTTTAGCAAATTCTCTATCTAATGCTTTTTCTAAATCATTATATGAATCTTCTTGTTCAGGAAAAAACCAAAATCCTTCTCTATTCCACTCTGCATAATAATAATCTTCTTCTTCGATAAATTCACCGATTGCACTATTATCTAAAGGAGTTCTACCAAATACCATTATGCCTGATTCTCCGCTCATGTTTTCTTTTAATTTTTGAGGAGCAAGTCTATCTATTTCATCAATAAATTCATTAAATGCTTTAAGAATTGGACCTTTTATTTTATTATTTTTTGATTTAGATAAAAAAACAGTTTTAACATCTTCTAATGCTTTAATAAAATCAGAAACAAAATCACCTTCTTCGGCTTCGTTTGTATTTCCCATTTTTGCTTTAATAGCTTTATCACGAGCCATTAAATAGTCTTTTGAATTTATTTCTCCATCATTATTTAAATCTTTTTTAGGAGCTTCTAGAAGTTTACTTTTAATAAGTTCTCTTAATTTTTCTGTGTTCATTTTATTTATTTGTTTTTTTGCTAAATTTGTTGCTCTACCATACATAACTTTCTCAGCATCAGCACCATATCGCTTTACTAATTCTCTTTTATTTGATTTCATGTTTTTAAGAATTTCCTCTCTAGCATCTATTACTTTTTTAGATAGAGATTCGTTTAATTCTACATCAACTTCAGT